CCGGTCTACGCCCAGAGTTCATCTTGGCTTCAACCGACGCATACGTAAACATCGTTAAGGTAGCTGCAGGCGACGGACGCCCAGTTCTAAACGTTGACGGCGCTGGCGTAAACAACATTGGTACAGCAAACGTTCCTGGACTTCGCGGTTCAGTATTCGGTCTGCCAATCATCGTTGACCCTGCACTAGGCACCGGAGTTGTCTACATGGCTAACTCTGCAGCCGTGATCACCATGGAGTCTGCAGGTTCACCTGTACGTCTAACTTCTGGCGACATCACCACCTTGACCGACGACCTAAGCGTATACGGATACCTAGCAATTGCTACTCCACGCGTTGGCGCATTGGTTAAGTTGGACGTAACCGCGTAATTAGATTAGGTAAACAAAAATGGCAGTGACGCTGGCAGAGTTCCAAGCATACGTAGGCACCGACGAAACAGACTTCCCACAGGAATGTCTAGACGCGGGGCTTGCTTTGGTTACTCGTCACATCGGGACAATCACAACTGTTCCCGCAGTGTTGAAAGACCAGGCGACGCTTATTGCATCGTCGGAACTCTTCCACCGTCGCTCTGCCCCTAATGGCGTTGCCCAGTTTGCAAGCATGGACGGCGCACCGGTTCGCGTGGCTAAAGACCCAATGAACGCGGTGTACCCGTTGCTTCTACCGTACACAGGTTATGGTGTATGAGCGAAATAAATGACGCTAAGGTTCAGTTCAAAACTGATCTAGAAGCTGCTGGTTTAAATGTTTTGGAGTATGTTCCAGAACGAATCACGCCGCCAATTGTTATTTTGAACGCTGCATCACCATACATTCAGACCGCCGAGTTTGGAGAGTACACTCTCGGGCTTGAATTAGTTTTGGTTGCTTCAACTGCTACAAACAAAAAAGCAACTGAAAACCTAGATCAACTAATTGAAGATGTCTTATTGGCTCTTGAACCGTTGACCTATGCGCGTTTGACATCTGTGAACCAGCCGTACAACTTGCAAACAAATAACGCCGAATACCTATCGGTAAACATTTACGCTCAACTAGCAATAACAATTTAGAAAGGTCGCCCGTAATGGCAGCTTCAACACGCATCAAGGCAACTAACATTGTCTTCAAAATCGGCACAACCGACTACGCATGCGACGCAAACATGGTAGAACTTACCCTGGACGATGCCCCGGGCGATGTTCAGACATTCTGCGAAGTACGCGTTGGTGGTCAGTGGTCACTTCAACTAGACGGAATCACTTCAGGCGAAGACACCAGTCTTTACCGTGTTCTATGGGACAACTTCGGTTCAGAAGTAGCGTTCACCATTGCACCAAACGGTAACGCAACCGCGTCTGCAGATCAGCCGCACTACACCGGAACTGTTGTTTTCGACCAGTTGCCACCGCTATCTTTGACTTCAAACGAAATCTCAAAGTTCAGCGTGACACTAACCGTCAAGAACACTCCACACACACCTGCATCAGACATCTTCTACGGCGTGACAATCGACACAACCGCGTAAGAATGTCTAACGCAACCGGCATCAAGGTAAAAGGCTACAAGGCAAGCATCAAGGCTCTACAGGCTATTGGTGTACCTGATTCGGAAATCAAAGCAGCTGGCTCACAAGCCGGTGAAATTGTTGCCCGAGAAGCCCGTAACTTGGTGCCGGTTCGCACAGGTTCCCTTAGAAACACAATCAGAGTTTCTAAAGCACTAACAAGGGTTTCTGTTTCAGCCGGTAATAACGGCAAAGTACCTTATGCTAACCCTATTCACTGGGGTTGGTTCAAACGCAACATCAAACCACAACCCTTTTTCATAAAGGCTCTTGGAATTACACGCGACGAAGTTTACAAGAACTACTACCGTACAATTGATACACTTATAGCGTTTAACTCCACGAAAGGCACAGAAGAATGAACGAAGACTTTTTAAGCACACTGACACTTGACGAAGTTGAAACCATTGAAAACCTATCCGGTACTCCAATGGATGAACTTATGGGTGTTGGCAAACTAAAGGGCAAAGCACTAAAAGCAATCATCTGGGTTGCTAAGAAGCGCATTGATCCTAATTACAAAATGGAAGATGCTGGAAAGGTCACTTTCAGCGAAGCCTTAGAACTATTTAAGGCAGCTGACGCAGACCCAAAAGCGTAAAGAAGAAACAAGCCGAAAGGATGGCGCGGTTCTGTTTGTTGACGAAGATGTCACCTGAACAATACCGGGCTTTGACTTTCACCGAATACCAAGCGTTCATAAGCGTTTGGAATGAAATGAATGAGGTAGCAGAATGAGTTTAGTACTCGGAGTTGAGATTCTTGGAGAGTTCAAGAACCTAACAGCTGCTACCAAGGGCGCACAATCACAACTTACACAGATGAACAAGCGCGCTCAATCTGTTTCTAAAGCAATTACTGGCGCGTTCGCAGCCATTGGTGTTGGATTCTCGCTTCGTATCATTACCCAGCAACTTGAAGAAGCATCTAAAGCTGCAATTGAAGACACTAAGTCACAGAAACTTTTGGCTTTGGCTATGGAAAACACTGCCAACGCTACGAAAGCACAAATTGCCCAGGCTGAAAAGTCAATCAATCGCATGCAGTTCCAAGCGGGTGTGGCTGACGATCAGTTGCGCCCAGCGTTCCAGAAGTTGTTTATTGCAACTAAGGATGTCACCCAGTCAAACCGTTTGCTACAAATTGCCCTGGATGCTTCGGCTGCTACTGGTAAATCTTTGGATGCAGTTTCGCAGGCTATGGCTAAGTCTTTGGCTGGTTCTGACACTGCACTTGTAAAACTTATTCCATCGCTTAAGGGTGCTAAGGACCCGATGGCTGAATTGGAAAAGACTTTCAAGGGCGCAGCTACCGAAGCCGCAAACATTGACCCATACCAGAAAATGCAGGTCATCTTTGGTGAATTACAAGAACAAATCGGTATGGCTTTGTTGCCTACCCTGAACAAGTTTTCTGCATGGCTATCAACCCCAGAGGGTACAGCCAAAATGCAAGCAATCATCGACCTAGCCATCGGCATGATTGACAAGTTCCAAATCTTGACTGACTGGGTACTTAAGAACAAAGATGCAATTATTGCTTTCTCTGGTGTTCTTGCAGGTGCCGTAGTCACTTTCAAACTAATCACGACAGCCATAACCGTTTACAACACCGTCATGGCAGCATCTGCAATTGCAACCGGTGCGCTAACTGCTTCACTTGGACCTTTGGCAGCTGCACTTGCAACCGTGCTAACTCTTTGGACTGCTTACCAAAACATCCAGGCTGGTGGCGGTGTCTTGACATCAGTGCCTAGTGGTTCAGCCGGAAATACATTCCTAGAATCAACTGCTTCCCCATCTGCTGGTGGTAGCAACATGACTTTCAAAACCCCTGCCAAAACTGCTGCTAAAGCACCGGTGACTATTGTTAACAACATCAAAGCAACTCAATCGGCTGCTCAAATCTCGGCAACACTAAACAAGCAACTAAAGGCTTCAGGTTCTAGCACAATCATTCGTGGCGGTCGCTAATGGCACTTATTGAAGACTTTGACATTGCTACTGATCTAAAGGTTGAACTATTTCTCCCGGACACCGATAGCGATGTTTTTATTCTTGGACTATCAACCCTTGGTGGTGGCGATGTTTTAGGTGGCGTAGGAAACTTTATTCTTGGCACCTCACTACTTGGCAGCACCGATGTTCTGGGAACCGGTTCAGCGTTCATCTGGCAAGCCGTAGAAGCCGACACAATTGCCGCAGACTTCGGTGTCGGTGGCGACATCCAGGACGCTTACTACTTCCAACCTAACGCCGGGCAAGCACGTATTTCATTGCAGTCTTACGAATGGGACCCAAACGTTAATAAGAACATTCGCACCAACACGAAGATGCGCGTTCGTCTAGTAAAGGGTGGCGTAAATCTCACGCTATTTACTGGCTACATCGACACCATCAACGTGCAATATTCCCCAGAGGGCTGGAACCGTATTGATATCACGGCTTACGATCTATGGAAAGCAATAGTTAATTCACGCATTGCAACTTTTGATAACACCGCCTATGCAGCCGGTTACGCGACACCTTTGCAAAACTTTGCAGCTGCTATTCAAGCCGTCGGTGCTACTATGGCACCCGGTTCACAAGAAACTACCGGTAAGATACCGCTAACTTCAGAAACAGATATTCAGGCTAATGGAATCCTTAACGAAGCATTGCAAGTCGGTTTGGCAATCACTTGGGTTGACCAAGAAGATGAAACTGTTTACTTCCGTCCTCGTCCGGTTTTCGTATCTGGTAGTTCTAGCACTTACACTGTTGGCAATAACCACGGGGATGCTAATCACCTTTGCATGTCTGATATTACTGTCACCGCTGATGCTGATAGCATTATCAATTCGCTATATTTGGACCTCACATCGGACGACACCCAGTTCGTAGCAATCGACGATCAGGGCAGCATTGAACTTTACGGCGAAAACTTTGTTTCTCTATCGTTGAATGTTATCGATGAAAATGAGCTGCAAATCTGGGGCGAACAGGTTTTCAACACCACTGTTACCAAACTTGTTAAAACTGTTGAAACACCAACCATTGACCGGTTAGGTGACTTGACGGAAGCAGCAATTATCACACCTGGCACTTTGTTGCGCGTAAAGTTCGACAAGGACCAATTAGCAATCGACGAATATTACACCATCACGAGAGTAAATCACTCAATTGATGTCAACTCTTGGTATACTCAATTCGAACTATGGAAAGCAGCATAAATGGCATATAAAGTTTTTAGCAACGGTGATGCGCTCACTGGTGGCGAACTCAACACATATTTGATGAACCAATCGGTCATGGTGTTTGCTTCGGCTACTGCCCGCACAGCTGCATTACCAAGCCCATCAGAGGGTATGGTCACTTACCTTGAAGATACGAACGCACTGTATCTTTGGACCGGCGCTACTTGGCAGTCTATCGTTTCTGTGACTGGTACCGGAAACATTTTGATTAACTCAAACTTCGTTGTAAACCAGCGTTCTTACACTTCCGGGAGTGCATTGTCTTCTGGCGCTTATGGTGTCGACCGTTGGAAATCGACATCTAACAACTCTTCAATGACTTTCACTTATTCGGTAAATGGTTATCCTGTGACCATCAACTCGGGTGGATCATTTGCACAAGTTATTGAGCAAACAAACATTCCAGGTTCAGGATCGTACACCTTGTCATGGTCGGGAACTGCAACTGGTCGCGTTTACAACTCGGGTGCAACTGCACCATCTTACGCAGCTAGTCCGGTAACTGTGACTCTTGACGGCACTGCAAACGTAGTAGTGGAGTTTGAAGCCACTGGCGGAACTAAGACTTTGGAAAAGGTTCAACTAGAAAAAGGAACTAGCGCAACTAACTGGCGTTTGCAATCAAATGGTTACGAAGCAGAACTCGCTAAGTGTCAGCGTTACTACATTCGCTACAACGCAGGCTCTGGCGGTTACGGCAAAGTGGCACAAGGGTTTGCGTTAGGTTCTAACTCGGTTGCTTTCGGAATTCCAGTACCAGTTGAAATGCGAACAGTTGCATCGTCAGTAGATTACTCAACTATTGGTAACTGGCGCGCATACGACAACGTTTCAGAAAAAACAGGTTCATCGTTCTCACTTGATACCGCTTCAACAACAAAGTTCATAAATGTCGAATTGGTAGGTGTTGGTTCAGCCACAACATCGCGACCTTACTTCCTAAGGGCGTTCAACGACACAGCGGCTTACATCGGTTTTAGCGCGGAGTTGTAAAAATGACATTTGAAGAAATCACAAACGAAACAGACGGTTCAACTCACATTGTTGTGGACCTTGGAAATGGCGCGTTCAAGTCATTCCCGGCAGACCCAGCCAACCCAGAGTACGTAGCGTTCTTGGAATCTGTAAATGACAACACCGTCGAAGCCGAATAACACTTCACTAATTCTTCGGATCGTGTCAGATATTGAAAAGAAACTTGACGACTTCGAAATGAGAATTCGCGAGTTAGAACAAGCACGTTGGAAAGGTGCCTGGCTGCAGGCAATCATGACCGCGTCAATTACCGCAGCTGCCGTTGCAGTTGTAATGAAAGGTCTAGCCTGATGTATCACGAACCAATCAAAGGCACCGGGGCTGAACGTCGTGACGAACTAGGCAACTTCGCATCATACCGTAAACGCCCACACCGCGGTTCAGACTGGGGTTTCAAGGGCGGTTCAGAGGGCAAGCCCGTTTATGCCGTCGCTGATGGTGTCGTTGCTAAGGTGCTAATCACTGCCGAACTAGGCAACTGCATCATTACTAAGAACTCGCACGACAAGGTGTACACAATCTTCTGTCACCTAAAAGAACTGCCAGCGTTCAAGAACATGGATCGTGTAATCGGTGGCGAAACTGTTATCGGTCACATTGGCAACACCGGGTCAAACTCAACCGGCGCACACTTACACGCAGCTGCATCACTACAGCCAAAGCCACAACTGGCACCGCAAGAAGAACTGCTAGATCTGTTCAAACTTATCGACGCTTCAAAACCAAAGACAACACCTAAACCGGCTGCAAAAAAACCGGCGGCTAAAAAGGCGGCAAAGTGAAATTATGGTCAAAAATCCCAAAGCGTTTGAAGCGAGTTGCGGCTCTATCACTTGGCGCTGGCTTGTCTTCTATGGGTGTTGGCAACCTGCCTATGTTCAGTATGGGCGCGCTGGAATCAGTTTTGTTTGGGGCATCCGTGGCTATCGTCGGCTTGGTTATGGGACTATCGTTCACTTACGCTGGGAAAGGCGAAGTTGGCGATAAAGACTTCGACGCTCACATCAACGCCACAATCGAATCGGTTCAAAGTAAGAACAAAAAAGACTAAACCGTTTTGCGGTTGAATCGGTAAACAGGTCCGGACGGTCCGAGTAAATGCCGAAGTGACATGACCCCCGCAAGTCCTCGTTTTGAGAGTAGACCGGGGGTTTTGTCATTCCCGGTTACTAAAATTGTCGTATGACAATCACAGAACACATCCGTATTACAGACGCAATTGAATCACTAGGCAAAGCCAAATTCATTGGCTCATTCGAATCAGGATCACCAGAATGGCATGCAGCTCGTGCCGGAATCGGTGGCTCGGACGTTGGCGTAATTCTGGGTAAATCCCAGTTCAAAAGCCCTTACACTCTTTGGTGCGAAAAGTCAAACCTGCTAGGTGACACTGATAGCACAATTCCGATGCGACTAGGAACCGCCCTTGAACCGGCTATCCGGCAATTCTTTATGAATGAAAATGAAGAATGGCTTATTGTTCACAACACAGGTACCTGGCAGTCAACCGAATCGGACTGGATGAAAGCCAACCCAGACGGCATTATCGAATGGGCAGACGGGACCCTTGGCGTTTTAGAGATCAAGCACTCTGCCGTATACGTGTCAGAAATCCCAGAATCGTGGAAATTACAGGTTCTTTGGTATTTGCAAGTCCTAGGTCTAAGACGTGGTGTGGTCTGTGCGGTCATAGGCGGACGCTACACCGAGTTTGAGGTGCTTTGGGATGAATCCCTTGTCCAAGAGATGAAAACGTCTGTACGGGCATTCTATGACCTCGTATTGACTGGCGTTGAACCAATCTTTGACGGTGCCAACTCAACCTACGAAACTGTCCGGGAACTATCTGACGGTTTAGTCGATGGTGAACTTGACCTGGGAAACTTCTGGGTCGATCTAGCAGCTGCCAAAGCAATCTACGAAGTCGCCGAACAAAACTTCACAAAACACAAAACAGCGGTTTTGGCATTTATGAACGGCACCAAGTATGGTAATTGGCAGGGTGAACGCGTCGTCGCTTTACAGGCACGAAACGGCAAACCTTACATCACATTCAAATAGGAGATAACACAGATGGCATTTTTAGATAACTATGAACCGGTCGCTAATCGAATTGCAAAGTTCTGGGCAGATCATAAAGACGGTCGCATCCACACCGAAATCAAACTCATCAATGAAACCGAAGTAATCGTAATGGCATCGGTTTATACCGACCGCGAAGACATGCGACCAGCTGCAATCGACTACGCACACGAAACCCGAGGTTCAAGCAACATCAACCGGGCATCGTTTCTTGAAAACTGCGCCACCAGCGCAATCGGTCGCGCACTCGCAACACTCGGATACAGCACCAAAAAGGGCAACGACTATCTGCGCCCAAGCCGTGAAGAAATGATCAAAGCAACACAAGAATCACGCAACTACCTAATCGAAGCACAAGAAGCCGCAAGCAACAAAGACCTTGAAACACTTCGCACAATCTACGCAGCTGCCGTCAAAGCAACCGTCGACAACGACACGCTGGCGGCCATCAAAGCGTACGCCGAAGAACTAAAAGTCAAGTAATGTGAAAGGGGAGTACCCCACAGAAAAGGTACTCCCCGAGGCTTCACTGCCTCAACGCCCACCACAAGGGCGTAAGCAAATTATACACACAGAAAGGCACAGAATGAGCATAGAAGCCATTTCAGCCGTCTTACATCATTCCCAGTCGTCCGGCACCGCTAGAGCCGTCCTAACCGCAATAGCCTGGCACATTGGCGAACACCCAGAAGAGGGTTGCTTCCCATCGCAAAAGCGTTTAGCGGAACTATCCGGATGTTCAAAGCGTCAAGTCCAACGCGCATTAGAGAAGCTGCATGATCTAAACGAAATCATCATCGCCAGTCATGACGGTTCAGGATACCGACCGGACCGAATTACAAACCGCTACTGGTTGACCGTTGAATGTCCCGAAAATTGTGATTCTACACTTGGGCATAAACCTGTGGATAACTTTACAAAACGCAAATCAACGGGTAGACATCCACGACACAACGGGGTGTCATTTAAGACGCAACGGGACGGCGTAGATGTCCACTTAAAGGTAATATAAACTTAACTTTAACTATCTAAATAACAACCTACGAAAAAAACAGAAAAGGAACACAGAAAAATGGCAGAAGTAAACGTAATAATCGAAGTACAAACAATCTCAGAACAACACGGATACATCAAAGGCTGGGAAACATTTCACTTCAAAGGTGACAAGCGCAACCGACTCTGGACAATCTGGACACGCGACACCATGTACAACGAACACGACATCCTACAAATCACCGGCGAACTATCAACCAAAGCCGCAACCTACGTACCAAAGAACGCAACCGAAGCAAAACAAATCGTTGAACACTCACTGAACGAAGTAATCATCGTAAACAAATCAGTACCACCAACAACCCAAGCCCGAAACGCAGCTGACATCTTGACCCAAAAGACCGACACCGACCCAATCGACATGCCGTTCTAATGTTTCAAATGTTCATAGAGGGCAGTCCCCGACCTCAAGGCTCCAAAAAGGCATTTGCCAGGGGAAAGTCGATAGTCCTAGTTGAGGCAAACAAAGAACTACCAGCATGGCGCGAACACATGACCCGAATGTTGCAGCTGAAACAAATGGAAGAAACACAACCGTTTACAACAGCCGTCAACGTAGCCCTAACCTTTTGGTTGCCACGTCCTAAAAGCGTCAAACGACAATACGCAACCGGAACCTACGACATCGACAAACTAACCCGAGCCGTACTAGACAGCATCACAAAAGCCGGTGTCTGGCGTGACGACTCCGACGTTGTTGATCTAACCGTTCGCAAAACATACGCAGACGCACACGAACCCGGCGTACTAATCAGCATCACACCATTCGATAACGAATACATAACGACTGGCGTGTCACCTATAGACCGCAAACGCAGAAACCTAGTCTGACCTTATGAAAATACTTTTCTTAGACCTAGAAACATCACCAAACTTGGCGCATGTATGGGGGCTATGGCAACAGAATGTAGCAATCACGCAGCTAGAAAAATCAACAGAAGTAATCTGTTTCGGCGCACGATGGCTAGGCAGCGACAAGGTAATCTTCAAATCAGTACATCACCACGGCAAACAAGTCATGCTAGACGAACTGCACAAGATCATGAACCAAGCCGATGTTCTAATCGGATGGAATAGTGCAGCATTCGACTCAAAACACATCAAACGCGAATTTATTGAAAACGGCTACCTACCACCCAGCCCATGGAAAGAACTAGACCTCATGCGCGTAGTCAAAGGTCAATTTAAATTCCCATCCAACAAACTGGACTACGTCGCCCAAAAACTAGGCGTCGGCGCAAAAGTACAACACTCCGGCTTTCAACTATGGCTGGACTGCATGGCAGGCAACAACAAAGCCTGGCAAGAAATGAAAACCTACCAAATCCAAGACGTAAACCTACTCGTAGACCTCTACGACATCCTACTGCCATGGATCAACAACCACCCACACGTCGCAGCTGCAGAGGGCAACCTAGACGGATGCCGAAACTGCGGCTCAACCCACATCGTCAAAGCCGGAAAAAAATACCTAAACGGCGGCGCATACCAAAGACACCAATGCGCAAACTGCGGGTTCTACATGACCGGGGCAAAACTAGCCGGGGCAATCTATAAATAACAGTTTGATAACGACACCACAAAACACCACACAGCGACTATAAAATAGACACACCACACAGAAAGGCAACACAATGAACAAC